GGAATAACAGCTGCCTGGGCTGGTGGGGGTGCCGGGGGTGCCTGTTTCGGCTCAAAGTACTGATTAATAGTTATAAGGGCACCCTCATGCATTGCCAGCAACTTTGCTGCTTCAACGATCTTGTCGACGATCAAATCTGCTTCAACTGACTCCGGGCTGTGAAGCATAACTTCTATGGTCGCTAGGTGTGCTAGGGCCTCCGCTCTTAACTTTGTTCTTGCTGCTTCAAAAATTGTTTTGTATTTCATTTATTTATATCTCCTTGTTAAAAAAACTTTTGATGTCTCTTGGGTGATACCACATTTCTTTGTGTGGCTCTTTTGGGTCTTGTAGGACCGTTATCTTTGGCTGATTTCGGCTGGTGCGCACCATAATTATTGTAGGCACGCCTTCGAAGCCTAATATTTTCTCAGCCTCTACGTAATCTGCTATATTAAAAGCGAAAAAGTGTACGTCTTTGCGACCATCTTTTCTTAGTTTATCCTGTACTTCGTAAACTGCATCAACATAGTGCTGTCGCAGCGAATGACACATATGACACGTGTTTGAATAGAACTTTATGAAGCATGTCGAGTCTTCTTTGACTTGGCCAGACAATATTTTTTGCAATGCTTGCTTGGACAGTCGATCTACTGCTGCTTTATTATTGTTTTGCTTTTCATTGTTTTCCATTATTATCTCCTAAACCGTTTTTTTCTATAAAATCGTCAACAACTGCGTTCGCTTTACTAACGCAATCTGGGCAGAACAGGCGCACGACTTCTTGCTTGACCATAACATTCCAGCTCTTGACCATATCAGCGTTCATTTTATCAAATGGTTCCTGACAGGATGAGCACAAATCGGGTAGTTTGTGGAATAAACTTATTTGATCTCCCAAGTCTTTAGTCGTCTTGGCTCCTATTTTTTTTTCTAGAAGCCTGCGTTGTTGTCTGTTCATCGATTCATGGCTCCAAAAATTTGCTGCCGGTTACTTCCATCGAATACAACTACCGCAGACGGGAAGGGCGCTGAATTATCGCTATCTCCAAACTTTAGCCGGCCTTTCACAAAATAAACTTCGTCGGCCTTCATAATATATTGGTGCCAATACTTCGTGTCTGTTCTTGCGGGAATAAGCATCACCACTCGGGTGTTTTCCTTGCGAGATTCTTGGTATCCTTTCTGGATCCACTTATCGATCCCACGACCATAAGGTGGGTTGACAAAGGAAGTAAAGCCTGACCAATCTTTGCTTAGACCATCCTCGGCCTCCGTAAAAAAGTTGGCGCACTTTGTGTTAGCGGGGCCAGCACACGGGTCTAAATCAAAAGGGCCGAATCTCCAGTCTAGCTTATCAAAAAACTCTCTGGGAGTGGCCCACTCTCCCGTCTTAGATGAAAACATTGTTAGCTGTGTATTCTTATTCATTTTCCTCACCACCGCTAATCATTTCAAAGTTTTCGACTACTTCGTCAATGTTGTACTTTTGCTTGAAAAGGCGGTATGCCTTTACTGCAGCGCGAATCTCATCCGTGTTGAGCCATCCATTCTCTCGGAACTCAGAGCGCAATTCTCGCTTCTGCTCCTGATAAGGTTCGATGCACTCTTCAATTGCTGCCAATGAACGGATGTATTCTTTGACATATTGCTTCTTCTCGTCGTTTGTTGTGGCCATGGGGCCCTCCTTTTTGTTACATTAATAATATAATCTATGTAAGACTATAAGTCAACTAGTTTTTTCTTTTAAATTCCAAAAAGTCTTCTTAAGAAGTCTCTAATCAGTTCTTCCTTATCTGACTCCAATGAGCATTCGGAAAAAAGATAATTATAAGTATTCTTTTGTCTAGAAATTACATCTTTGACTCTATCTGACTCTCCCTGAAACCACTTATGCTGTAGAGCATAGTTTTTGGGTGGCGGGATACGATATCTTTCAGCTATTTCAACTAAATCGAAATATCGGCGCTCGTCAAACGCTGTTCTTGCTGATTTGAATGCGTCAATCATCTCTTTCGCTAAGAAGGGGCTGATGTCCATACTGCTAACCTTGTCTGGGTGTAAGGTGACAGCTATTTTCTTAAATAATTTGCTAAAAATTTCGTGCATTTCCCTGTCTTCGTCAGAATGCTCAGGATCATGAATTTCTGGCTCTCTTGACGGGCTTAGTACAAGTGAGCCCGGGAGTACTTCTTGTACTTCAAGATCGTCAGGCAATTCGGGGGGTGCTGCAGCCTCCGGCTTTTTTATATTTTTATATAGGCTATCAAGCCTTTCTTTATGTTGCCTGTTTAGACCATCTATGTCGACACCGTTTTTGGCACAGTACTTTCGGTAATACACCTCAAATTCAGAGCCGGATTCTTTGCATATCTGCGTAATTAAATCAAACTCTTCATATAAATATTTTAACTGGTTAATCGCTCTGCGCCATTTTAATTTTGTTGAAGCTGCCATGATTCTATTTAAAGTCGAAGGTTACTTTAGTCTCAATTTTTAGTTCCGGGATTTTTAAGTGGTTGGCAAGATTGTGCTTTTTGCATTCGTCAGCCTCCAAGAACCAGTCGGCATGACTCTTTTCGTGTACAATGTCTAAAAAATAGTCCTTGTGGTGACCGCAGTTCTCTGCCATCATTGAATATATTTTTTGGTTAAGGCGCTCAGTCTCTTCTGCAGACGCCTTAATCTCCTCTACTTTTCCAAACTCCATAGAACTCACGTCGTGGATCATTACTGTTGCGTCCGGATCCATATACCTGTGGCCTTCTGCTCCAAAACTAAAAAGTATAGCGCCGCACGACATGGCTTTGCCTTGTACAATTGTGGCAATCGGAATACGACTGTGTTTAATATCTGAAATCATAGACATCAAGCTATAAACTTGACCGCCATAGCTATCTATAATAACTGGCAAAATTGGCTGGCCGGTATTTTGTGCCTTACATACTAAGGAGGAAAACTCTTTAGCCGCAACTTCATCAAATTTTCTAATCCGAATGACGACTGGGAGATCATCAATAAGCTTTACCTCTTTCAACAAAGGGCTAAAGTTTTTAAGTATGTTCATTACCATTCCTCCTGTTGACCAATCCAGTCTCTGTAATCTTCGGATCCGCCGCGGGCTGCCCAGTCCGAGTCGATAGTGAGTTTGGAGCTGATTCCCCCACGGGCGTTGCATACCATAACAAGTCGCAACCTCTCGGGTTCATAAACTTTCATCATATCTTCAAAGACTACATTAATTAATCTCTCGTAAGAATAAATCCTACTTCGGAACTGATAAAAATACTCTTTCATGGATTTTAGTTCGATTACCTTGCTTTTGGGGTAAAAGGTGATATACAGTGACGCAAAATCAGGCTGGCCGCGGACACCTTCAAAAGTTATCTCGGGAGCTTTAAGCTTAATCTCGTATGCCTCCGCAGACGGGTTTGGTATCGATTTTAATATGTCTTTGTCTGACCAATCTTTTCTTTTCATTTTTATCCTAATAGCCTAAACGTCTTTCCAATTGCATAAGTTGAAAAGCCCCAGTTCTTGTCGTAATTGAGCTTTGCCATATAGGGTCGATTGACATGAATCCTATCCTTTTCCGGTTTTACTCCCCAACACCTGATCCTAGTCGATTGGTTATTTGAATCGATCACTTCAACTATCCAATATAGCTTTCCGTTCTTAGTTTTACGTTCGGTGATCTTTCGTGGAATAAACCAGCAAACAAGCAGTTCTTCATCAAATTCAGAAATAGGCGGGATAAATTTATCCTGCAGTTTTTGAACGGTCTCTGCCGAAATTACTAGGTTAATCGGGAATACGCCAGTTAAGTCAGCTTTAAATTGAATAACCTCTTCCTCCGAAAAGTCGCCCTCTGGTCGATACAGATCAAGGTTTTCTTTAAACTTTTTCTGACTTTTGGGCCGGTCGACCACGCAAGCGGACCAGAAGTGTTTGCGACCTGTGAACCTGTCGTCAACGATACTGTCTAGGGCACCGCCGCGACACAGAGCGTCTAGTGATTTTTTATTTAACTTGCTATAAACGATCCCCTCGTTGAAAAGAAGAGATTCGATATCGGGGAAGGGCCGATTATTTAAGACTTGCTCAATCGCAGCGTTTCCTAAGCCCTTGATAGAAGTCAGCGGCTGGATAAGAGTCTTTCCATCATCGCTTATCTCCCAAACGGTACCTGACTTGTTAACGTCGAGGGGTGCTATCTTAAAGCCGAAGCGCTTAGCAATGTTGATGGCCTTTTCTTTTCGACTTTCTGGTTCCTTGTCTAAAAATGCAGCCATCCATTCGGCTGGGTAGTAATTATACAGCCATGCGCATTGGTAAGATATGATCGAATAGCTAACTGCATGTGACTTGTTGAAGCCGTAGCCTGAGAAGTATTCAAACTTGTCCCACAGACTTTGAGCCTCGTCTTTGTCAATCCCCTTCTCGACGCAGCCACTAATGAACTTGTTATGTAACCTTCCCTTAACTGAGCCCTTGCCAGTACCCTTCTTAGTCAGCACCTTGCGAAGCATATTGCCTTCATCAAGTGTTAGACCGCCAAGCTTGTGAGCAAGTAGTGCGATCTGCTCTTGAAAGATCAAGAAACCAAAGGTCTCCTGAGTAATGTCATGCGCGTCATCGTTAAGATATTTAATATAGTGCGGGCTTTCCTTGGCCTCTACATAGTCAGCATCGACGCCGGCCGAAAGGGGGCCGGGGCGAAAGATAGATGTAACCGCTGATACATCAATAATGTTGTTGGGCTTGGCTCTAACACAAAACTGCTGGGCGCCCTGCTCGGTGAACTGGAAGATTCCAGCCCACTTGCCAGAGTGAAAAATATTTTCATATATCTCTGAGTTGTTCATATCAAGACGATCGGGGTGAAGGTACTTTTCGTAGTAAGCCCTGACTTGCGCAAATGTGGGTGTCTCTACTCCGTGGTGTCTGTGAAGAATATGTTCAATACACCCCTCCATCATCTTGAGGGTCGACAGACCAAGAAGATCGAACTTAATGAAGCCCATGGGTTCAAGATGTCGGACGTTCTGGCCTTCCGCCCATGGAGCCTGTCGCACCCCACCAGAATTAATAAGAGGCATGTTCTTGTCAAGGTTCTCCGCGATTACAACGCCGCCAGCATGACGTGAACAGGATCTCACCTGTCCAACCAGACCCTCGACATGAGTTTTTACTTCGGGGTATTTATTCAAGTATGAACGCAACGCCGGAGAATACTCCATGACTTCTTCCCAAGTCGGCACGTACACTCCGGCCTTGATACCATGCTTTTGTTTTGCTTCAGGGGTGGCCTCACGAATCATGATTGAGGTAACTGTGTTGACCTCTGTAAAGGGAATGTTATACAACTTTGAGATGTCTTTTATTAAAGATTTTAACTGTAGTGTGTTCCAGTTTGAGATTGGCGCGACACAATCTTCGCCCCACATTTCAACAAGCCGCTCTTTCAACGACATGCTATCGGACACATCATAGTCGATGTCTGGGTAATCTTCTGCGTCTGATCTCAAAAATCGAGAGAACAGTAGATCGTACTTAATGGGATCAACTTGTGTGATGTTTAACGCATATGCCACCAGCGAGCCGGCAGCAGATCCTCGGCCCGGGCCAGTTAGCATCATATCGGTTGCGACATCAACAATAGATTTCATTGTTAAGAAGTATTTTGAAAAGCCGCGATCATCAATCACATTAAGTTCGTGCTTCAAGCGATCTGTGTATTCCTTGTTGGTGTGCAGCCCCTTATCTTTTAGGCCCTCAAGCGCATAATTCACTAGTGCTTGGGTCGCTGTAAAGCCGGCCGGTACTACAAATTCAGGTAAGCGGACTGTGTTATCTGGTAAGAACGACTCAATACGATTAAAAGCGATCCGGTGAGATTCTTCGATACTTTGCAACACCAACTCATCGTCATATTCAAAGCCCTGCTCCTTAGAGTATTGCTTGTAACTCTCCCACATTTGATCGCCATTCTTCGGATACAGTTCGTAACCGATCTCTTCTACGCCGGCGGGCAGCTGGGACTCTTCTTCGGCCCAAGAGGGGCGGCCTTTGCCTAGCCAACCTAATCGCTTGTAAAGCTCTCGGTCTTTCCAAGCATCAGGATCGGGATAGTGGCTATCGGCTGTTGTTAGAACAGAGACACCAAACTCTTCTGCAACCTGAATAACATATTGATTTAATTCGTGTTGTTCTTTGATATTGTTCCACTGAACTTCAGCGTACCAGCGATCACCGAAGATATCAACCATTTGTTGTGTAGACTCTCTCATCGCATCTAGGACGGCTTCATCACCATCATCTCGGTTCTCCCAGTAGTTGCCTGCGTAAACGCCACCTAGGCATGCAGAAGAGGCGATAATACCCTCTCCATATTTCTTTAGAAGAGAGTAGTCGATACGTGGATAGCGATAAAAATTTTCAGCTTTATAAGATTCTGACACAAGCTTGAACAAGTTGTTCAATCCCGTCTGATTTTGGGCCAGCAGAACTAGGTGGCGCCGGCGCCTTAAAATGTCCTGAGTCTTTTTGGATGCACCTTCATCTTCGACAGTGGCGCCGGACGCCGTATCGGCCTTCGCTGAACGGGCGCGCTTCTTGTCTTCCATCGCTCTCGTGTATTCTTCCTTCCAATCTTCGATAGACGGGATGAAATAAGCTTCGCAGCCAAAGATTGGTTTAAAATCTTGGCCGGCCTCCTTCATCTTCTTCGCATGTAAAACCTGATAGGCTAACCCGTTCATGTTCCCGTGATCTGTGAGTGCCAAAGCATCACACCCATTTTTATATGCAAAGTCCATATGAGCTTGGGGGTACCCGATAGCGTCAAAAATAGAGCCGGCTACACTGTGTGCATGCAGGCCAACAAACTTAATTTTAGAATCATTTCGATCCATTTAATCCTCCTTATAAGGTATCATAACATGCTGGTGTGGGGTCGTCAAGGCCTTTTGGGGGGTTTCTATGGAATTAGTCGACCCAAGAAAATTGCAATATCCACCCCAAGTAGAAATATCACTATACCAATCGAGGCTAGCGTTAAAAGCTTCTTCACGATCAACCTCCCCAAATATTTCTTTTAGGCTGAAATGGCGCGCCGACCAGCGCTCTTCTATTGGCAACCTCTCGGAAGGGTATTGCTCGTTGGGTCCTGGGTGTAAAAATTCCTTTGTGGTTTTTTTGTTTATTTCTCTTCGGCATTTTTTAAAATCTTCTCCTGTCATAGTAAATGGTAGTGGCAACCCATCCTGCACTGTCTGGTTTTCGTAAGACAGGTAGAAGTTTCTTTCTTTGGATGAAATTGCCGGCCGATGTTCCCTTAATATATGAAAATTGTAAACGGACATCGGAAATGATATAAAATATTTCTCGGGTATTAACCAGTGAGAGATATTATATGCCACTCGCCAAGCCGAATGGATACCATACAAAACTGACCATCCATAAGAATCGCGACGGGCGCGGTCTTTTGGATGAATCGGAACATAATATATAGGTATTTCTTTTCTTTGTTCTGACTTAAATTTAGACATTCTGTTATAATACACCGGATCGTAAGTCCAATCACCTACCACCTGTTTGACTATCGGTGCTAAATCGTCATTAGCTACAATCCAAATAGTATTGCAGCCGGCCAATGCACACTCAAAAACTGATTTTTGAATGGCTGTAAAATCGCTACTTATTGGCAGCAGTATCTCGGGAGTCTTAAGTTCAAATTCCGACTTTAGATTCGCGACCGGTATTATTCCTGCTAAGTGTGTGTTCTTCATAATTCATTAAAAATCTATCGTAGGCCACACAAGACGCCGGTAGGCTCTGCAGCAAAACTTGTTCATTCTTTTCACCAATCTCAATCCGACTGGATTCGGACGTGTATTCATATTCGACGCCACATGTTTGGCGGAAGATGCTAGACGTTCTATGTTTGTAATATCTTGCTTTTCCTGATTTTCCGTATCCATTAAATTTTCCTTTCATCCCTCTCGACTCCATTTCGTGAACTAGCTTAAAGCGAGCCATTGTTTCTGAAAAATTAAAATCATTCACGGAGTCGTTATCTATGAAGGATTTTATACATGCATCTTTTATTTTAGTATTTCCGTCTATCCTATCCGATGGATAAAACCAAACTTCGGACACAAACTCGTCATCAGTTTTAAAATAGTCAATCTCATGCTTGCCCCCTTTATGGAAAGCTACCCAATCATAACACATATATCTGTTGTCTGCAAGTTTTCTTTTAATATCAAGGCCGGATATCTCTTGCTCAAAATATATGCACCGATCAAAGCCGATCTCTGCTATTTTAGAATATTCGTTAGAGCAGGTAATCTTTTCCCCGTCATACCGCATTGAGTGGCACAAATTAGAAAGCGGGACATTACCGTCTAGGGATAATAAAAATAGTAGCCTTTCCCAAAGAATCTCTTTGCGAACTCCCTTTTCTTTTTTTTCTTGAAATGTTGTTAAGACATTTAGCTCCCGCGGGATTTTTAGAGAGGATAGGTCTACCCCCTGTTCTAAATAATCAAACCTAAAAGGGCGCGAGGCTTTCGTAAACAGAAGGGGGTATTGATTATTGAACGCATATAAAACAGCGCTCAAAGAACTGCCTACGACAACATTTTCATATTCAAGTATCAATCTTCTTTTCGTCTAAAGCCGGCTACCAAAGCAGCCATAAAGATAACGTACAAACTGCCGCGGCTAGTTAACACGCTGTTACACCCTGCAGAAGATTTGGGACTTGGGCCTCTCGTATTTTCAGCAAACTCAAACGGGCCACCGGTATCTGAATTCTCCTCATGTTCAAACCCAGTATCTTCTTGCTCGGGTGCATCACCGGTATCTGCGGTGACTGGCTGTTCTTCATCTCCCTCATCAGCAGGAATAAAAAACGGCTGCGAAATTACTAAATCGCTCAATGTTACGCCAAGCTCATGATGGAAAGGGTCATACCAACCAGTATCGAAGTTACCCACAAAGTTTAACTCGTCTATCATGAAAGGCATGCCTTCTTCAACTTGGATACTCAAAAAGTATTCGTGATAGGCGGACTGTGTTTCACGGGTGCCTAGGTTTAGATACATGTCCCACGCCATTAGATCGGCGCGCCCATCGACAAACAAATCCCACTCATAAAGGGTAACTTCATATTGCGTCTGGACCGAGTACTCCGACGAGTGGTAGCCCTTCACCTGGAGATTACCGGCTGCTTGCATTTCGGTGCCTTCTTCATCGATCTTATATTCCCCATGCGCCATTACAGCACCTTCTGAATCAGAACCAATTCCGTAAGCGTTCTGGAATGTAACTTGCCCGTAAGCATCGATGCCATATGACTCAAATGGGACTGACCAGTCCCAGCGGAAAGCTCCTTGCTCGCGCTCAACGTCAGTCATAGCTTCAACACTTAAAACTGGATGTTCACCCCAATCACTCCATTCATCAGCCCAGAGTTTGCATTGTGCTCCTCTTGCCCAGTCCCAAGGTGCGTAGTGGCAGTCATGCCCTGGGGTAACTCGCGTTTTAATGACGGCAACATAAAAATCTGTACCCCTATCAATCGACGATTGAAACCAGAAAAATTCCACAATGGCATCAACGGTGTTATCATAAATATCCGAGTTCCCCACGTAAAGGGTATTCCCCTCAAAAAAGGCGTACGGAAATCGGCCCTCACTGCCAGCGATGTCGGTAGCGGTTTCAAACGATACGTCCCAGTCCCCTTCTAAGATAGATGCGCCCGAATAAGACGTCTCGCTGTCGCTCAAAGCTTCAGCGTTTGCGGTGCCCATAAGGCATAGCGATAACAATAAGTTTGTAAACATGTTTCTCCTAGTTTATGTTTAAAATATTATAACTTAATTGGCGTTGTTTGTCAATTATTTTTGTCGAAGACCGCGGTCGTCATAACCACCTAAAAACCAATTTGAATTCATCATATGAAATTTTTGGTTGTAGTGACTCCATCCAAGAGCGTGGCCAATTTCATGCTCCAAAACCCTTTGTTTTTTTGAATTTCGTGGCGTAATATATATTTTAGCTTTTACTATGGTGTTATTTTTCACATGAGTGTATATTTTTGTTGATGCCATGTGAGACGAACGAAAGTCTCCTTCGGGGAGGGCTACTAAAATTTCCCCAAATCTCGGATTCATGCATGTCGGTGAACTGTCGAGATAAACTCCATCGAATTTATACCCCAATTTCTCCCAATATCTCGACGCATGTGAGACCCTGTATACATCGACCTCTGAGCTTTGGCATATTCGTATAGTCGGGGTGACATCCCATGCAGCTTTTTGATGTGGAAGCCCTAGTACAAAAACTTCCAACACAGGAGGACTACTAATCCTCAACATAAAAGGCTCAGACGCTAAAGCGCCTAGGCAGCTTAGCCAAAAAAATAAAATCCCCATGTCTTAAGTAGGGATAAAAGTTTATTATATAACTTATTGCGGGAAATCGTCGATTGGGCAACTATCCCTTTCTTCTTCTTCTATTTCTTTTAAAAGCGCGGCTATATCTAAGCCGGCGCAGTCTATCTTGCTTTTGCTCACGTGGTAGTGGCTAACAAACCCTGTAAAATTCCCGTACGCCACTTCTTGTTCGTACTTGGTCGAAGTCTTTCCGAACTGATTTTGAGGTGTTTGGTAAGGTATGTCAGTTGCATTTTTTATAGCCTTCCAAAGCGATTTGAGGGCATTTATTTGTGTCGGGTAAAAACCCAGGAACGGCGACAGTTTGGTGCCATGAACCCAGGCATCATCAACAATTGGGCGTTGACCAAGTCCGTTCTGTTTATACCAGTCTTGGTATTTTAGATAATATGCGTTGGTGATCTCGACACCAATTGATGGCCGATTGGTTCGCGCTGAGCCGGCATGCCACGCTGCATGTTGCATATCCATAGTTTGGTAAATTGTGCCATCGTTGTCTATTAAAAAATGCACTGAAATGCCTCTCTTGTCTAGCACATTCTGGCAAGAATTTGATGATAAACAGACATCCCAGTGATTTACAAAATATCTTATCTTTCGCTTGGGACGACCGGAATAATCGTAATAATGGCCGCGCTTAGCAGTTAGGCCTCCTTTTTCCGACCATAGGATAAATTTGTCCCACTCAATAGGAAAAAAGTCTCCGTTATAAACAACATAATTTGAGTAATGAAGATTGGATGGTTTAAAGTGGTCTATCTCCGACTGTCTTTCGGTCCACAGCCGGCGGAACGTCATCGGGCCGCAAAGGCCATCGGGCGTGATCTCTCGGGAACGTTGCCACTTTTTTATAGCTCGTACGAGCTTGTCATCAAAATATTTTTCCCCAAACCAACTAGGTTCCCACCCAAGTTTTTTGGCAGAGGCCTCGTTGTAAAAATGTTTATCCATATTATATTATTCACCCCCCGATGCAAAGGTAAATTATTTATTTTCTAAAATACCCAAAATATAGTTTTCTAATATGACACTGTAAGTAGTGTGGCCAATGTAAATTTCTTCGATCATTGACCTGTCTACCACTATTTGCGTATTTTTTGCTAGTTGATGTTTCGCATCATCAGCAATATCCAAAACGGATACTACCGCATGGTTATGATCCCTTGGTTGGTAATTGTCTGGTAAAATTACCAATGACTCGGTATCGCTTTCTAGAGGCATCTCTACCAAAAGATGCCTATTGACGGGCTTGAACACGTTTTATCTCCTTGTTGATTTGTTTCGTTAATATTTCTTCCTGATTTTTGAATTGATCGGATGTCAGGAAAACATCCTCTATTTTACCACAGTTTCTGCAATATAGTGTAACATTCACGTGCCCTCCTATCATTGAGCGTATATTACCGGTGGGTACCCAATAGCACTCTTCCGAAGACACTGCTTTATTTCTACATGTTAGTCTCCGGCGTTTTTCACTTAAAAGATGGCTAAAATTCATATCGTCTCCTTTCTAGATAGTACATGTATCGTTGGTACAAAATTTAGAACCAGCTCCACCCTCATCGGTTTCAAACTTTGTGATCGGGGTAATGCTTGACATTTTAGTTTCATACTCCTCTGCTGTTATGGGTTCGTAGGGCGCCTGCACATATCCAGTTTCTTCGTGACGTAGAAATGATACTGCCTTTAATCTTGTCTCATAAAGCTCTAAGGCCTCTTTAATCTGGTCAGCCTCTTCTGGCTTAAAGGTAACTGTAATAGAAACTGAATTATCTGCCCAATAATGCTGATATTGAGCTGCCATTTCTAATTGCTCCCACATACTAACATCTCGTTTACCTTTAGTAAAGTATGGCTCATGGACCGGAAACTCTACTACTGTGGTATGAGGGGTATACTCATCTGGTTCCATATAGTAGCCCGCAGCCTTCAATGGGCCTAGGAGAGCTGAAGTCTCAGAAAATCTAATTCTACGGATATAGTACTCGTCTTCAGGAAAGTGAATTCCTGGGGTTGAGCCGTTTAAGAGAGAAACTGTTCCAGATGGCTTAATAGAGGTCATGCGTACCGACTTTGGAATACATAACCAATTTGAATACTCCTCATCTAGTTGCTTAACGTAGTCATACGCCTGATCACACATTTGATATACCTCTCTCCTACCAAACTTATTAAACGCCTGCACAACCCCAGATTGTGATAATCCAATCCTGCGATTTTTGAGCATCTTGGCGTTTGTCTCCGGCCAGTGCGTGTTGGAAAGAGTAATGGTTTTTCCATAAAGATATGCGATCTTTAAAGTACGCAAGTAGTCTTCAGAGTTTTCATGTTTTGCTGGGTATGTTTCAACTAGGCAACACAATTCTGCATCTTCTAATTGCTGTTCAACGCAGGGATTAAAACCAGCTACGTTAATATCATCGTATCGAGGCCCATCCTTAAAACGGCCGCGTGTTCGGGCGTTATCTAACCAAATATAACCCGGCTCACCGTTCTTTTGGCTTTGTTTTGCGTGCCATGTGTAGTCCATCCCAACTTGAGCGTTAAAAGAATTATTTGAGCCCCATCGATGGTGATAGAGTTTTTCTTGATCATTCTTCATCTCAAGATATCTGGTGTCGTCATGGCGCCCCATAGCTAAGGCAGCGGAGCGTCGAACATTACCCGATACCACACAACGACCAATTAGGTTTTCGGTATCTACGATGTCAACGGATGTGATAGTTTCTCCAATCTTATCGGAGTATAACTCTGTTAGGTTTTTATGCAACTCGATCAGCGGGCCCGGGCCGGATGATGTACCCCCAAAGCCCCTAATTAACGCACCTTCGGGCCGAATGGCAGAATAATCGAATTTGGGGACCTTACCACCAAAAAAGAAACCATCTAAAAGCATATGGACGGAATCAACCCATCCTTCGCGCGAATCATCTATAACTAAAGTGTCGTTTGTATACTCGGGTTCTTTTATGGTAACTGTGCCGGCACCCTCGGTGTCAAAACCTACGCCAACGCCGACCATTAAAGCATCCATCATCCAAGCGAAAAGATAACCACCTTTGCTGACCAAATCCCTGGTGGAACGAAAAGCGCAATTGAAAAGGCCCGCGGCAGTCCTCTCTTCTACGAATTTAGTGCCCATCATCCACAGGCCGCGGCCAGGGGGAGTCCACTTTAGTTCAAAAAGTCGGCCATATGCATCTTTTGCAGTTTTTTGAGCTTTATTATCGTTCCACTCTAACCCAAGCTGGAAGACATGTTGCTTCTGCATGTTAAACATTCCTTCGATAACACGCCTACATGTTTGCCACCACTCTTCTGAGCCGGCTGATTCAGGATCGAATTCACTTAATCTTCTTGAGTATGTTCTCTTGTATGTAACATAGCCCAATGGGCCCCATGGCACTTCTTTCTCCTTATACGGATCTATAAAAGTGTCACTTAGACGAAATCTGCGGATATTTTCAATTGTTCTCATAATAATTTAAGTTCCTTTATTTTCTATTTCTAAAATTTTTATATTTGTTGTTTAACAATTCTCGTTGAGTCTTAGTCTCTAATGTAACCGGATTTAACGGAATTGTTAAGCTGTTTGTCATACTATTGTTTATCTTGGGTAAAATCTTAATACACACATTGGATGTATCCATAAATATATTGTGAACCATTCCATCTGGCCCATTTCTATTTTTGGCAATAAATATTTTACCTTCGTTCTTTTGTTTGTCTTCAATTGTTCTCGATACTGACATAATAAAGTCAGCCACAAAGCATTTATTAAAAGCTTCGGAAATTTGCTCCATCGTGATCACTTCTGCATTCAGGCCAGATCGGTTTGTCTGCGAAGCCGTCCAGATGGGGCATTCAAACTCGGTTGATAAGCCTCGCAACTCTTCATAGATCGACTCTAACTCGTTACGCTTTTCTTTGCGAACAACAACCGGCTTTAATAGATCTGCGTAATCTACAATTATAAGGCCGGGCTTGATGCCTCGCTTCAACAGCCTCGACAGATGATTTTTTATTGTGTTCGTGGAAGCAGATTTCGTTGGGTATTCTTTAACTATTAACTTTCCTTCAACTTCTTTAACTTTTTCGTAAATCTCTTCTTTGAAGCCTATTAGATCTGAAAGTGGGAGGCCGGTAATACAACTATCATAGCGAGTAGCGATCACCGTGTCTTGCAACTCAAGGGTATAGTGGACTACGGTTTTGCCTTCTTGAATAGCTGCAGCACCTAAGTGGACCAACACCATTGATTTGCCGGCGCCTGTGGGGGCTACCACCACGCCAAGCTCACTCTTTCCTAAACCGCCACCCATAAGCGCATCAATATCGTTCCAACCGGTGGTGACTGGGCCGCGGAATCTTGGTATAAATCGAGTTTCAAAATCTGCTAAATAATCATACCCAAAATCGGTATTGGAACCTAGTTTCAGAGCCTCGTTGATGACCGTCGAGATTTCATCAAAACTACAGTTCTGCAGCAGCCCTACGGACTTTAACATCGCTTCTTTCAGATTTTGCTTCCTACAAAAGTCCAAAGAGGTCTCTTTGATATATTTGACATCAGTGGGTTCACTGGCATGAATTTTATCGAAATAATCCCTCACCTGCGTTTGGATTATCTGTTCTTCTGAATCCATCTCGGTATTAATTATCGTGTCGAAAGCAGATACGGACGGGTGTACCTGATAACGAGTTCGGTAATCTAAGATCTTTTGAAGCACAACCTGTAAATATTCAAGTTCAAGAAAGCCAACATCTAACACCTCAGTTATCTGATCTGCAAATGGTCGGTCTTGGAAAATGAGTTGTACGAGTCCCTCTTGGAAAGCTTTTCCATACTTTCCGAAATTAGCTTTTTCAGCTAGCATCAGCGCCCTCTTTTAGTATTACTAAGTATAGCATATTCACGTGTAAAGTCAAGTCAAAAAACATTAAGTTTGGTTTGCTCCGTCAACACACTCTCTGTTAATTCTGTTTAAGTTAGCACGCAGATCTTCCCAATTTAATTCACCAAAGTTGTCTTCGATCATCATTTTTATAATCGCTGTTTTATTAAATTCACAATCAAAATTGTTTATAGATTCTCGGATCATGGTTTTGCTCTGAACTGAAATCATTGGACTGTAAAGTTGCATCATTTTATAGTTATGCTCAATAATTGATTTGCCCTCGATTATATTATTATAAATCTTTAACTTACTATTTTCTAGGGATTTTTCGCAATGATCGATGATTTCGTCTACCGTGTACGTTTTTTCTTCTGAGAGGAAGGCAAAGCGTTTGGCTACAGTCCCAAATCCAACTCCCTTGATCCCTGGCAAGTTATCTGAACTATCGCCAATGATTGAGCGGGCTAGAGCCATGTTTGTAGGATGAACTCCGGTTGTCTCTATCACTCTGTCTTTGTTCATTATCTCATTCTTTACGGGACGCAAAAGTATTGTCTCGTCATCGCAAACTTGCATAAAGTCTTTATCATTAGATACTATAATCTTTTGCCACCCATCATATTTCGGAAGCATGGTCAGATAAGCGATCACATCATCAGCTTCAATCTCCGGTATCATAAACTGGATAACCGGCATGTTATTCAAGAACTCGATGATCCTACTTTGCTGCCACATCTTATTGATCAGTTCTTGTTCATCAGTAAGATTGTGGAATGCTCGATTAAGCCTAATGGGCTTGCGGCCTTCTTTGTAGGATTTATCGATTGACTTTCTTTTCCGAGAACCATTTGGACCATCCCAAACTACAACAATTTCGTTAGGGTTGCTTTCTCTTACTAATTTCTGCAGGATCTTAATGAACCCTTTGAGGCCGCCAATTGGATCTCCGTTTAATGAAATCGAGGGATCTACGATATACGCCCTCAAGTACGCGTTTAGCGCATCAACGATTAATACTCTTTTTGTTTTGCTCATTTTCATAACTCCTTATATGCGAACAGGCGGTGCAGGTATGCACCAATAAAAAATCCCCATCCAGCATATAATATAATGGATGGGGACTTGCTTGTCAACTATTTTTTAGCCATTAAGTGGGACGGTTAAATCCCCTGGGTCTTCATAAAAATTCTTTGCGTCACCCTGTCGTTTATCAAACTTGCTAACTATTTCTTCATCCATGATCTGGATCACTCTACTTCTGAATTCTTCGTCCTGAGAGATGATATCGGTCCATTTCGATGGCTGGAATTTCTTTTCGTAACCATCTTCCGTCTTTAGTGTGTACCAAGCGCCGGCACTCGTAAGCGAGGAGGAGCCTTTAATCGCGTCAAACCACGATTCTTCATCTCGGATACCTACCTCGTTGCCCCACAGAATGCGGAAGGCGCAGGATCTGCCTTGTGTGCCAAAACGAGATTTCTCTAGTTTTACCTTCACTTCAGAGCCAATACGAAAGCCTTTCTCGTCTTCAATAAAAGCAGATTTTGCTTTTCGTCCAGTCAGCCAGATGCGTAACGAATAAGAATAGTGCATTGCTTTTCCGCCAGGTGTGATATACGGCGTTGTCATCGCGATCTGTCTTGCCATCGGCCCCTGGGGAATGTTTGTCTTAAGCTGATTTAAAACTATCAGTGTCGCTTGACTGTCTGCGATTGGTATTACAAGCTTTGACATGCCTTTGGCCAAAATGCGTGCTTTCACTGCCATCGAAGATTGAGGATTAAAGTCCCCCTCAACATCGGATATCGAGGGCGTCAAAGCTAGCGAATCCCAAATAAATACCAGCTGTTCATCTGTTGCGCCGAGTAATTCTTCAATAGTCTCCAAAACAAACTCTACAGAAGATGCCTGAATATACATTAATCGCTCTAGGTCGCACCCTGCCTGCGCTAAGAATACTGGGTCGATAGCTGACTCAGAATCGAAGTAAACGATAACCTTGCCCATTTTCTGAGCGTTTGCGGCAACTTGGGCAGCCATATATGATTTGCCTGTGGCCTCAAGACCTGCGATCTCTGAAACTTTACCAACTGGAATTCCAGCTAGCTGCCCCTTGCATATGATGGAATCAAGCCAGCGTGAGCCGGTTGGGATCCATTCTTTGACCGCGGTTGGGTTTTCGCCAGTCAAGTCATGGGCAACGTTGCGGCCGGCCTTCTTGTTAACTAGTTTCATTAAATCTTGCATCGGTACGCGGCCGGCCGTTGATTTTGTTTTTGCTTTTGCCATCATGCTCTCCTTATAAAAATGGCGGCAGACTTTTTACCGGTCTGCCAGCGGCTGTTTTTACTCTGCTGCTGTGTCAGTAGAGCTAGCGGTGTCTGCCGCTGTGTCTTCATCCTTTTCCCCGCAAGCCAACAATAGGGTCACGGCAAGGACTGGTAGAACGAGTCTCATTTTCTCTCCTTAAAATAGGGCAGACTTTTTACCGGTCTGCCAGCGGCATATATTGCTACTCAGTTTCAGTTTTGGTTTCTGAATTTGTAGCGTCAACATTGTCGGGTGCTGTTTCCGTCTCAGCTGTTGTCGCTGACACTTGTACGGCATCGCCGATTTCGACTGTCTCATTTGTGGTCGATGATGCATCTGAAACAGCTGCTGGGTCAACCGAACAAGTGCCATAAGCAGTTGCGACAACCAGAACTCCGCCGGCGACACTAACTTGCACTTTCCATTTAGCCCATGCGGACTTAATCCATTCTAACATATTGATTCTCCTATTTAGTTAAAATAAAAGCAGGCTATTTCCGGCCTGCTAGCGGCATTTTATGATTCTTCTTTCACTAGAGCTATGTGTGGCTGACCTCTGCTGCCATTATATTCTTGAACGGCTTCGGCATCCACTACCCAGAGCTTTCCAAATTTAACTGCTCTTTCTTTGAAGTAACTGTTTCTAACAAAGCTGTTAGAAGATAACTCTAAAATCTTTTGGGCTGGGCCAGTGCGAAGTAGCTTCTTAGTTCCATTGCGGAAATCTTCTTCTGTAATTTTAAACTTCTTAATCCAGTCGGTCGACATGTCGATCGTAACCTTTCCATCTTTATTGCACTCAATGCCGGGCACATTGTTGCGATGTAAGTGGAGGCCCGAAACGCCACCAATTACGGAGCAGGCATCTTTGAGACGCACAACAATTATGTTCTGTTCGTGTTCGTTTGTCTCTGTCTTCTTGGCGCTCAACTTTCCAAAAAATTGATCAACCATCTTGCTGTCTTCAAATTCTACAAAAAATTCACCCATCTCGTCGATGTCCATTTGGTGAAATTCTAGCGTCTTTATTAACGTAGACAGTAATATTCTTCTTTTCTTATCCATATTTTATCCTCTTTGGTATATTTATAAAAGGTAGCAGAGTATTTAAACCCGCTCTGCTATCGGTGGCCACAAACTTCACTAACCAGCTACTAGTTCATCAAAAGCTCGGTCTACTTCGCTCTTCTTACCGTCAGCGGGACCAAAGCGCTTAGTTAGTGTGGATGATCGGCTTTCAGCGGTCTTGTCGCTGGAAAGCTGGCCATCCAAGATTTCGTCTACTTGCGCGGGGCTAAGGCGTTCAAATAGCGAGCCAAATTCTGGCATACGCTCAAGGAGGGCGGGGATTGCTTCCTTATCCTCTAGCAAGTTAGATGTATTACGACGCATCTTTAAGTTTGTTTGTGGAAATGCACCACGGTGTGTGGGCCTAGTGTAAGTAAGCGTGATGTCGGTACCCTCTAGCGAATCGGTGATGTCACCGTACTCAGGGTCAAGAATGTAGCCAAGAAGCAGCTCATAAGCTTGCTTGCCATAACCATAGACCTTGATTCCTTCGTCTTCGCGGCCGCGGACAACGACTGGTGAGAAATAGCGGGTTCGAACGAACAGTGACTTCGCAAGCTTCTTGCTTTCTTCGTCATTGTTATCTACCCCTTCTCGCCATAGTTGGGAAGCAAATTCACATACCGGACACGATTCTCCAAAGTTTCTCTTTGGACACATGATGCCACCCTTGTGATCCCCAACATTATAGTGGAAGAACATTTCCTTCAGCGGATCTCCGTCCGATGTAGGTACGATGCGGATATCAGTATCACCCTCATCTGGCTTGAACCAGATTGAGTCTCTGTTATCTCCTCCTTCGCCTCGTAGTGTTGCAAGCTTTCGCCGCATTAGTTCCATATTGATTGACATTAGTTTTTCTCCTTGTTTTGTTGTTGTAAAGTATACTGAGCGTTCCTCAGCATCTAATGTATCACCCTTGCTCTAGCTTGTCAAGGGTTTTTTTGATTGAATTACGTTAGTGTGGGCAACGCAAAACCCAAAGTCTCTTTTATGTTCAGTTTCATAAATCGCATACGACAATTTGCAATATGCATTCGTTGGTTTCTTTTTTAAGAGATCAACGATTTTTCTATGAAGCCCGCCTTCTGTTTCTAATTTTTCTTTATTTATACAAAGATAATAACATAGTTCACGAGGCGTGTCAAGGTCAAATAACCACTTTTCTTGAAAATTCTCCATGTTCAATAATCCAATGGTTCTGAGCCGATTAATTTTGTTTGGCTTAGACACATTTCCAATTTCGGGTTCAGCGTGATTAAAGTAATTAAGGTAATGCACGGTAGAGAACACGGAGCTATTAATTACATCAAAGTAACTCTTAACGGGCACGTTTACTAACGCATCTTCCATTTTGCAATTTGATATAAGAGTGAGTGAGTTTAGCAACCCGGAGCGCGCATATTCCTGCAATACACCAAAACAAGCTTGTTCTACTAATTTTGGAATGCCCGAAATTAACTCTATGTCAGGCTGAATATAGAACACGTCCAGCTTTTTGTGCTTTATTTGC